TACCACCTTATATTAGATTGTCATGCATGTGATGTACCAAGCATCAAGAGTTATGATAATGTTTATAATTGGATCACTGGTTTGGTCAAAGCTATTGACATGGAACCAATTGGTGAACCACGTATCGAATACACAGCCGCAGAGTTTCCAGATAAAGCTGGATTTACAGCTATCCAAGTTATTGTAACATCAAGTATAGTAGCACACTTCATCGATTCAACTGGTGATGTTTACATAGATGTGTTCTCGTGCAAGCAATTTGATAACATAGATGTAATCAAAACTATCAATGATTCATTCTCACCTAAAAAGATCCGAGCAAACTATCTAACCAGACAAGCTGGTTAATAATTTTACTTTAATTTAATTCTATATTATAATTTTATTATGAATAAACATATTGTCCCTTTGAAGTGGGTCATGACCACACTATTTACTCTTGGGGCTTTATTGCTTAGTTCAAATGTTAGCTTTGGAAAGCTAGGATTCTTTGCATTCCTAACAGCCCATTCTATAGCTATATACGTATTCTTTATTGCAAAGGATAAACCCCTCTTCTATCATAACTTATCATTTATTCTCATAGATTTATGGGGAATATATAGATGGTTCATTTAAGGAAATATTATGTCAGTTCGCCCATTAGGCAAGAAAGTTCTTATTGCTGAAATCAAAAGAGAAAACACTACGTCTTCAGGTATCATTATTGAAGGTAGAGATGCTGGAGGAGAATCTAGATCAGGTAAGGTTCTAGCTATTGGTCCTGAAGTTACTGAAGTAAAGGTTGATGATAAAGTATTATTAGAATGGAATAAAGCTGCTGTTGTAACTGTAGATGGAGCCCAGCGTGTAATGGTTTTAGAAGAACATATTGTAGCTGTATTAGAAGATTAATGTACTTTATAAGTAATCATGCATTAAAAATAATCACTATGATCAGTTTCATGATCATCCAAGGATGTGCTACAGAAATAGGTGTAAAGCAAATACGAGACCATGATTATAAAGTTCAAGGTCACTTAGATCGAGATGAGTATGATGAAATTATTCGTATTGTCAAAACTCATCCAGGTCAAACTATAAACTTTTATGCTTCAAGCAGAGGAGGTACTAGTCATGACTTATTTGATTGTATGGACACATTATATCAGCATGGTCATGTCTATTGGTATAGTTTAGATCAATGTGATAGTGCATGCGCAGTATTAGCACTTAGTACCAAACATGCAAGCGGTCATTTTAGATTACATAGTTTTTATCGTCATCATAAACATCATGCTGAAGCTGCTCCTGCTTATAATCATCTAATTTTAGATCACTTAGAAAAGTATGGATATGATACCACCAAATTGAATCATATGTTTCATAGTGTAGAAGAACTATGGGATATTACTTTAGATGATGGAAAGATAAGTGACTAATATAATAAAATTAATGTACTTTAATTACTATTTGAGATATAATTATACTATATGTTATACATCGACGCTAGATTCGTAGGGCAGATCTCCTACAAACTCAGAAACTTTAAAAAGAAATCGGACTACTATTGGAACTTCAGTTGCCCTATCTGCGGTGACTCTAAGAAGAACCCGTTGAAGGCCCGTGGCTTTATATTCAAAAACCAACAGAGACTAGTGTATAAGTGCCATAACTGTGGTTTTTCATCGAATATTGGCAATCTAATCAAACACTTAGATCCACTACTCTACAACGAGTACGTTCTTGAGAGATATAAAGAGAATACTTCAAAACATAACGATCATGTTAAGTTTGAGGATACTGCTATAGAAGTTAATCCTGAACCTATTCTTTATGATTCTATATTAGATAAGTTACAAAGAATTGATTCTCTTGATCTAGAACATCCAGCAAAACAGTATATTATTAAGAGAAAGATTCCAGCAGATAAATGGGATCTACTTTATTTTGCCCCAAAATTTAAGACATGGAGTAATAGTATTAAGTATCAATTTACAAATGTAGAAAATGATACTCCACGACTTGTTATTCCTTTCTTTAATAATCATGGTAAAGTATTCATGTATCAAGGTAGAGCATTTGGATCTGAACAGCCAAAATATATTACTATCAGACTAGATGAAAAAGAAGAGAAAGTATTTGGTATGGATCGACTTGATTATTCAAAACGCGTTTATGTAGTCGAAGGTCCTATAGATTCTATATTCCTACCTAATTCAGTTGCTATTGGTGGAGCAGGATTTGATATTCCATTTACTCAAGGTATAAAGACTAATGCTACTTTGGTTATGGATAATGAACCAAGATCTAAAGAGATATGCAAGTATATTGAGAAACTTATTAATGAAGATTATTCTGTATGTCTATGGCCAGATACTACACATGAAAAAGATATTAATGAGATGGTTATGGCTGGTAAATCAATACATCAAATTATAGAAACCATAAATACCAATACGTTCTCCGGAATGGAAGCTAAACTTAAATTTACTGAGTGGAAAAAATGTTAGCAATAGATTTTATCGGTGGTAAATTAACAGATTCAGAATATTCTCATAAAGCTGGATGGGCTCATTTAAAAGCTTGTCAAATATCTGATGCTCTTGGACAAGAAGTAAAAGTATTACATGGAGAATCCTGGGATGATTATGATACAGTATTCTTATATCATGGAATGGAATTTCAAGGTTCATTAAATTTATTTGGTGGAGCAACTCAAGAATCTGCCAAGTTCTATGAAAGACTTATTAATACTAAAACTAATCTAATATCTCTTGATATAGATATGCCTGATTACGGAGAACTTTGTAAAGGTAGATTAAAATCGTGTGATGACTACTGGCGTAATGTTAATTGGGATGCTGTATCAGCAAAATGTAAAACCATTACTTCTATTATTCATCCACTAGAATCGGATGGATTAGTTATTGGAGATAGCCATGCATTTTCTGTATATCAAAGAGGTTATAATGTTATTCGCAAGGATGCAAGAACACTTGCTGGTGTACTAAAGAAAACAATTAAAAAAGAAATAATTGATCAAGGTATTGATCCGGACACTATAAATAATATCACCATCTATTACGGCAATATAGATATTCGTCATCATCTTATGAGAGAATCAAATCCTAAAGCTGCAGTAGATATACTTATTACAGAGTATGAGAAACAAATTAAAGATTTAAATATAGAAAACGTAGAGGTTGTATGTCCTCTACCTATAGAAGATGAATCTCGTAGATTACCAAAGACTGGATATTATGAAGGTACTCCGTTCTATGGTACTCAACAAGAAAGAACTCAAATCATGGATTATATGGGATCTAAGATTATTGAGATGTGTAGTCGTAATAAATGGTCTGTGTATGAATGGCCAATAGAATGGTATACAGTAAGTCCATTAGCTTTCATGCAGACATATATGGAAAGACCCAAGTCGGTTCACTTGGCTCCAAAGTTCCATCGTTGGAATTATTGGACAAACGAACCAAACGAAGTAGATACAAAATCATCATTGGAATCATTTTTTGAATAAGGTCCTACTCTTGGGAAACCAAGCCAAATTTGACCTTCAAATAAACTGATATAAAGGAGACTATAATGTCAAAAATTAAAGTAGCAATTGTTGGTGTAGGTTCCTGCGCCAAATCTCTCGTTGAAGGTATTCAATACTATATTGAAAACCCAGACGACAAAGTAGGTTTAATGTATCCAGACATCGGTGGATATACTGTAAATGATATTGAATTCGTTTGCGGTTTTGATGTGGATATTCGTAAAGTAAATCATTCATTAAAAGATGCATTAAGAGCAAAACCAAATTGTGCAATGGATCATGTATTTGCAATCACAGATGCATGTGTACATCCAGATGCTATTGTTTATTCAGGCCCAGAACTTGATGGTATTGCTCCACATATGTTGGATTATCCAGAAGAAGTTTCATTTAGAACTGGAGCTATTCCTGCAGAATCATTTGATCGCGTAGTTCAATTATTACAATATCATAAAGTTGACGTTGTCATTAATTATCTACCAGTTGGTTCTCATGAAGCATCTAAATTCTATATCGATGCTGCAATTAAAGCTGGTTGTCATTTTGTTAACTGTATTCCTACATTCATTGCGACTGAGGAAGCACAAGAAGTTGAACAAAGATTTATTGATGCCGGTTTAAGTATTGTTGGATCTGATATGAGATCTGGTTTTGGTGCTTCAAGATTATCTGAAGTTCTACAAGCAGCAATGTTAGACTCTGGTTTAATGGTTACACAACATATTCAAATGAACATGGCTGCAGGTACTACACAAGGTCAAGAAACTATTAGAACTGGTCGTACAGCAAATACAGACTTCTTGAATATGGCAAAAGAATATCGATTAGAATCTAAACATATCTCTAAAGAGAACGTATTGAAAGGACAGAATATCGTTCGTAACGAATCTATCGATGGTATGACATTATATGCTGGCCCTTCATTAACTGTTTTACAAAAACCAGGTGGTACTTATGTAGGCTCAGATAATAAGATCGCCAACTTAGATATCGTTGCATATGGATTTGCAGGAGCACGTTATGAACTAACCGCAAGATTATCTGTACAAGATTCTCCAAACTCTGGTTCAGTTGTTATCTCTGCAATTAGATTCTGTAAAGTTGCTTCTGAATTAGGTATCGTTGGTTTCTTGCGTGGTGCAAGTCATATTACACAAAAGACTCCTCCATTACAAATGAAGATGGAAGACGCTAAATTTGAATGTGACGCTTTATCTCGTCGTATTGTAACACCTATGACAGAACCACAACTTAAAGCTAACAAACCAAAAGCTAAGAATCTTCCATACACATTCCAAAAAGGAAAGAATGACTACTCATAATGAATACATTTGATATTGATGGAGTAATTTATATTCGTAAAGGCCTGATCGGTGTTAGACCAGGTCCTGACGATATTATCATTACAGGCAGATCTTTTGAGGAAGAACCTGAAACTAGACAGATGCTTCATGAAGCAGGTATTAATAATCCAGTTTTCTTTAATCCTCTAAAGTTCGATGAGAAATCTAGAGAAGGATCAGGTGTTCATAAGGCAAATACTCTTAACAGACTTAAAGATGATGGATTTAATATTGAAATTCATTTTGAAGATGATCCAATTCAGATAACTGAGATCAAGAGACTTTGTCCATGGATTAATATAGTTCATCTTTCTCATGACTTGACTAATAAGGAAAATATGAGACATGTATGAGAAGTATCTCAACATAGATAAGTTCAAGGACTTCGAACATTTTCTTGTAAAGGTTAATGAAAGAACTGAATGGCAGTTTGGACTGAGAGATGAATATGTTAATGATGACACAGTAGATCCAGCCCTTAATGCTGATGTCGAATACTTTGGTTTCAATATTCTACAAGATGATCGAATGAGATATATCATTGAGAATATCGTTACAGTTCCGACTTTATCTATGCCTAATAAGATAGGTAATACTATTATATCACACTTCTATGGAGCTCGTGGTATCCATGGATTGGTTACTGGTATATCAGATGTTAAGCAAGCTCACGTAGATTTTGAACGAATAGCCAAGGGAGATATTGACTATTTGAACGAAATAAAAAGATATATAGATATAGGTAGGCAACAAAAACAAAAGTTCTACGGTACTACTGAGCTTCATACTTCTATTCAAACTGCGGCTAGAAACTATTGTAGGGTCAAGTATAATGATCCTAACAGACAAGCTTCTCTTTCAGATATTATAGAATGGATTGCAAGTTGGACTGCCGACGGTACTATAGATAATATTATAGAGAATGCTAACTCTCTTAAGGCAATGTATGATATTCTTACTTCTAAACCAGGAATAGGAGAATATTATGGGTATCACTGTGCAACTTCAAACTCAGTTAATCCATACCTTAAGTTTCATCATGATGAATCTTTCTGTGCTCCAGGTCCTGGCGCCAGAGAATCATTAGAGCATATATTTGATAAATGGACAGGTAAGAAATTTCCTTATGCTGACATGGTAGTTTGGTTAAGAGATAACCAAGAGAGACTATTTGAGAGAATAAATATTCATCCGTTCTTTCACAACTACAATGTTGGAGAGTTGAAAGTATTTGAACATGACCAACACAATATGAAAGTGTATGGTACTGAGGTAGGTCTTTGCCAATACGGAGTTTACTGTTGGCTCAAAGCAAATCCTCATTTGATCTCAAAACGAAAGATTGCCAGGGTAAATACCCAACAAGCAAGCGGTGTTTGTGCTGGCGCTACATTAACAAGTTTTTTAGAATAAGGTGGAATTGAATGAATGAATTAATTCATGGAATTAAGGTAGATTATTCTCGTGATTCTTTGTTTGACGAGTTAGGTCTAATAAGATTAAGAGAATCTTATATGACTGAAGAAGAACAAAGTCCTCAAGAACGATTTGCTTATGTATCAAGTCATTTCGCATCGGATAAATTTCACGCACAAAGATTATATGATTATAGTAGCAAGCATTGGTTATCATATGCTACTCCTATACTATCATTTGGTAGATCCAAACGAGGATTACCAATTTCCTGCTTTTTGAACTTTATTGAGGACACAGCTGAAGGGCTTGTGGAAAACTTAAGTGAAACTAATTGGTTATCTATGCTTGGGGGCGGTGTTGGGATTGGCTTTGGGATCAGGTCTGCTGATGACAAGTCTACTGGTGTTATGCCTCATCTTAAAATGTATGATGCTTCTAGCTTGGCTTATCGTCAAGGCCGTACTCGTCGCGGCTCTTATGCTGCTTACTTGGATATTTCACATCCTGACATTTTAATGTTTTTAGAAATGCGTAAGCCTACAGGTGACCAAAACATGCGTTGCTTGAACTTACATCATGGTGTTAATATTCCAGATGCATTCATGGAGATTATTGAGAAGTGTATGATTGATGAGCATGCTGATGATTCTTGGGAACTAAAAGATCCGCATTCAGGTGTAGTCACAGAAGTAGTATCAGCAAAAGAATTATGGCAAAAACTATTAGAACTACGTATGACAACTGGAGAACCATATCTTCATTTCATCGATGAGTCTAACAGAAAATTACCAAAATGGTTAAAGGATAAAGGATTAAAAGTACATCAGTCAAATCTATGTTCAGAGATTATTTTACCTACTAACGAGAAGAGAACTGCAGTTTGCTGTTTATCTTCATTAAATTTGGAGTATTATGATGATTGGAAAAATGACAGTTTATTTCTTAAAGATGTTGCAGAAATGCTTGATAATGTTCTTCAATATTTTATCGACAATGCTCCTGATAGTATTCATCGTGCTAAGTTCTCTGCTTATCGCGAGCGTAGCATTGGGATTGGTGCTCTTGGTTGGCATGCTTTATTGCAGCGAAGGAATACTCCGTGGGAGTCCGCGATGGCTACAGGACTTAACAAGCAAATATTCTCACATGTACGAAAATCTCTTGACAAAGCAAATATCCATCTTGGAAGAGAGCGAGGAGAAGCCCCTGATGCCAAAGGTACTGGAAATCGTTTTTCTCATCTTATGGCTATCGCTCCCAATGCTAGCTCTTCTATCCTTATGGGTAATACTTCCCCATCAATAGAACCATTTAGAGCAAATGCTTATAGACAAGATACTTTAAGTGGATCACATCTACATAAGAATCAATATCTAGATAAGATTATAAAGGAGAAAGCTGGTGATAAGTATGATGACGTTTGGAGTTCGATTATCGCTAATGATGGTTCAGTACAACATTTGGATGATGATATTCTTGACCAATGGGGTAAAGACGTGTTTAAAACTTCTATGGAAATTGATCAGCGATGGGTTGTTCAACATGCGGCAGATCGCCAAGAATATATTGATCAAGCGCAAAGTCTAAATGTATTCTTTAGACCTGACAGTCATATTAAATATGTACATGCTGTTCATTTTATGGCATGGAAACAAAAACTTAAAACTATGTACTACTGTCGTTCTGATAAGATCGCTAAAGCAGACAAAGTATCTAAACGTATTGAACGTGAAGTTATTGCTGAGATCGATCTTAAAGCTATGACTGATGGAGATACATGTTTAGCATGTGAAGGATAAAAAATGCAACTTGAAGGTATGTTAAAAAAACTAAAAGATGCTGGTCGTAATATATTTTTATCAAATAATGATTCAGCATCAGTTAAAAAGAAACACATGGAACCTCATATCTTTGTAAAGATAGGTGATAAAAACATAAAAATAACCGATATTACAGTAAGTGATTGTAATATTTACTTAGAAACGGAAAATCAATGAAAAAGTTATTAGCAATAGTTTTATTAGCATTTGCAAGTATCTCATTTGCAAATCCAATAGATGATAAGTGTAAACAACATGTATGGCAAGGCGCACCAGTTAAAGCTGAAGGTAATAACCAGTATCTTTGTCGTATTGGTTATGCAGTTAACTATAACTATAATACTAAGGTTGCTCATTATGTAGTTGAACATGTAACTGTAGATCATTTAGTAAAGAATGCTCCACGTAAAGATGATTTTAGAGAAGATCCAGAAGTACCAGCTCAACATAGACAAACATTAGCAGATTATACTGGTATGGGATTTGATCGCGGGCATGTTGCTCCAGCAGCTGATATGACTTTTGATGCTCAAGCTATGTCTGAATCTTTTTATTTAACTAACATGATGCCACAAGTGCCAGGTAATAATCGTGGTATTTGGAAATATCTTGAAGAGAATGTAAGATATTGGGCGCAAGTTAAAGGTGAAGTATATGTTATCACAGGTGCATTATTTGAAGGTCAACCAAAGATGATGAATAAAGTTGCTATTCCATCTCATGTATATAAGATTGTGATTGACCCAAAAACAGGTAAACAAATTGCATATCTATTCATCAACGAGAAGCTTGATCCAAAACTTATAGATAACTATTCAGTATCAGTAGAATTAATTGAACAAAAGACTGGTATTAATTTCTCACCTTTATTAGCAAATAACTCCGCTGAAAAAACTAAACTAAAACTGAAAGAATTCTAAAATGTCAGATAAATTAACAGATACACGAAATCATTTCAAACCATTTAACTATCCATGGGCTTATGAAGCATGGTTAAAACATGAGCAAGCGCATTGGTTACATACAGAAGTACCAATGGCTGAAGACGTAAAAGATTGGAAAAAGAAACTAACAGCAGAAGAAAAACTATTTCTTACAAACATATTTAGGTTCTTTACACAAGGCGACATCGATGTTGCTGGTGGATATGTTAAGAATTACTTACCTTACTTCCCTCAACCAGAAGTACGAATGATGCTAATGGGCTTTGCTGCTCGTGAAGCATTACATATTGCGGCTTATAGCCATCTCATTGAAACGCTAGGTATGCCTGAATCTACTTACAATGAGTTCTTAGAATATCAGGAAATGAAGGATAAACATGACTATGTTACGGAACTCAGCTCGAAAAACGGTGACCTTAGTTCAACTGCAACGCATATTGCCGTGTTCAGTGCTTTTACGGAGGGTATGCAGCTTTTTAGTTCTTTTATTATGCTCCTTAATTTTCCTCGTCATGGTTTAATGAAAGGTATGGGCCAAATTGTTACTTGGTCTATTGTAGATGAAACCATGCATGCTGAAAATATGATTAAGCTATTTAAGACATTTATTAAAGAGAATAATGAGATCTGGAATGATGAATTAAAAGGACGTATATATACTATAGCAGAGAGAATGGTTGAGCTTGAAGATAAGTTTATTGACTTATCATTCTCAGGAACTCATATGAGAGATCTTCAACCAGAAGATGTTAAACAATATATTCGCTATATTGCAGATCGCAGATTAATTTCATTAGGACTAAAGGGTATTTTTAAAGTTAAAAAGAATCCATTGCCATGGGTAGAAGAGATGATTAATGCTCCTGTACATGGTAATTTCTTCGAGAATCGTGTTACTGATTATGCTAAAGGCGCATTAAAAGGTAACTGGTCTGATGTATGGGGTGGAGCTCATTAATGGCAACTAAATTATTCGAATGTACAAACTGTGAAAGTCATGGTAAGATAACAGTTAAAACCAATGATGTCACAGTTGAAGACATTGTTTATTGCCCTGTGTGCGGTGCTGATATATTCGACGAAGAAGACGATTACGAAGAATGACCTGGTATTTTAATAATGAACCAATTGAAGAGATCGATTCAAAGTATGTAGGGTTTGTATATCTTATAACAAATCTTGTTACTGGTAAACGGTACATTGGTAAAAAATTAGCAAAGTTTTCTAAGACTACTACTAAAACAGTAACTCTTAAAAACGGAACTAAAAAGAAAAAGAAGATTAGAAGTAAGACAGATTCAGATTGGAAGACATATTGGTCTTCATCTAAAGACGTTCAAGCTGATGTCAAAACATTAGGAGAAGATAAGTTTAGACGGGAAATCCTAATGTTTTGTCTCACTAAAGGAACAGCAACATATTATGAAGCCAAATATCAGTTTCAACATGAAGTATTAGAGAAACCTGATGATTGGTATAATGGTCAAATACAATGCAGAATTCATAGGAGTCATTTGAAACATGAAGATTAGATTAGCTTTTTTAACATTAACTTTGATAGCTGTAGTAGCTGCATATTTTTCTTATTCATCATATATTCAAACAAAGAACTATGAGAACTACTTAATTCAATTTGATAAGCGATTATCATATACTAATAGTAGATATGATAATGTACAAGAAGAAGATCATAAACTAAATGTTAAAATAGATGTTCTTAATAATAAGATTGATGCACTTAACGAAAAAATAAGAATTCAAGATGCTCTTATAGCAGAAATAAGAACTAGATCTAAAAAGAAATAATTGTTTAACTATTTAAAAAATATATACACACAAAATAAATTTAGATTATTCATAAGTGTAACATATCTCATAGCACTATATGGTATCTATAGATTGTGTATTGATATTAGGTTAGTATTGATCAAAGGTTAATATGTATTATAATAAGTTTAATGTTAATAGTTTAATAATGTTTACTAGC